ATTTTTAACCACTATGGCTAAATTAAGAGAAGCAACTAAGTTTGATGCTATCAAGCACAAGTATAAGAAAACAAGCATTGGTAAGCGTAAAATCAAAACAAGTAGCATCAATAAACACAAAAGACGTGCTATGAAAAAGACAATATCTAAGAAACAGTAAGATGAAGCAGTCACATCAAAAAAAAATTACAAAAAAAGAGCTAAAAGAACTTAAAAAGCAACAAAAGGACAGAAGAAACAGAAAATATGGCTACTAGGAAAGAAGTTGCAGAACATTTAGACTTATCAGTGGTTTCTATCAGTAAATTAGTCGAAAAGGGCGTTCTCGATGTAAAAATTGGTAGAAACCCAATGGATTTAGATGTTTGTCGTAAAAATTATATAAATTATCTAAGACAACTAGGTGGTTACAACAAAAGAACAGGTTCTGGTGATATTGCAGAAGAAAAAACCAGATTGACACGAGCACAGGCAAATAAGGCAGAATTAGAAGTATCAGAACTTGAAGCAGAACTAATACCTGCTGATTTAGTGCAATCTACTTGGATTGATTACATTGCTAATGTAAGAGCAAAACTATTAGGATTACCATCAAGGATTGCACATCAAGTAATTACAGTAGACAAATATGCAGAAGCTGAAATAATTATTAAAGAAAAGGTTTATGAAGCCTTAGATGAATTAGTAAATGAAGGTATACCAGCAAAATATAGAAAATCTATTACAGAAAGTGAATCAGATGTGGAAGAGTCCATCAAATCTGAAGATATCTGAATGGGCAGACAAGTATAGAAAGTTATCACCAGAGTCATCCGCAGAAGCTGGTGCATGGAATACATCAAGAAGTCCTTATCAAAAAGAGATAATGGATGTATTCAATGAACCTAATATTCAAAGAATTGTAGTTATGTCATCTTCACAAGTTGGCAAAACAGAAATAATTTTAAATACGATTGCCTACTATGTAGACCAAGACCCATCACCAATGATGATAGTCCAACCTACTTTGCAAATGGGTCAAGCATTTAGTAAAGATAGATTATCTGCAATGATTCGTGATACAGAAAAGATTAGAGAATGTTTCAAAGAAGCAAGAACCAGAGATTCAGGCAATACAGTTTTGCATAAAAAGTTCCCATCAGGTCATTTAACTATAGTTGGTTCTAATTCTGCGTCAGGTTTAGCATCAAGACCTATAAGAATATTATTATTAGATGAAGTAGATAGATATGATGCTTCTGCTGGAACAGAAGGAGACCCGACAGAATTGTCAATCGCTCGAACCAAAACGTTTTTCAACAGAAAGATATACATGTGTTCTACACCTACTATAAAAGGTTTATCAAGAATAGAAGCAGCTTTCTTAGAATCTGACCAAAGATATTACTATGTGCCTTGTCCTGAATGTAACTATAAACAAAAATTAATTTGGCAAAATGTTATTTGGGAAGAAGATAAACCAGAGACAGCAAGATATGCTTGTGAAAATTGTGGCTCACTTATAGATGAATCTAAAAAACAATGGATGTTAAAACATGGTGAATGGATTGCATCTGCACCAACTCGCAACACTGCTGGTTTTCATATCTCAGAATTGTATTCTGTTTGGTCTACATGGGGAGAAATGGCAACAGCTTTTTTAGAAGCTAAAAAACAACCAGAAACATTAAAGACTTTCATCAATACTGCTTTAGGAGAAACATGGGAAGAACAAGGAGATTCGTTAGAGCATGAAACATTATTGCAGAGAAGATTGAATTATGATTACACAAATCTACCAGAAGATATATTAGTGCTTACCGCAGGTATTGATACACAAAAAGATAGATTAGAAATACAGACCTGCGGTTGGGGTAAGTCTTATGAATGTTGGGTAGTGGACTACAAAATATTATGGGGTGACCCAAATGCACCTAACGTCTGGCAAGAATTAGATAATTATTTAAAGCAAAGATTTAGAACTGAATCAGAAAGAGTCTTACCAATATCTTGTACCTGTATTGATTCAGGTGGTCATCATACAAATCAGGTGTACCATTTCACTAAACCAAGACAAGGCAGAAGAATTTTTGCAATCAAAGGTGCTAGTCAAGCTGGTAAACCAATTGCTAATAGACCTACTTTTGTTGGTAAGAATAAAGCTGTTTTATATCCTGTTGGTACAGATACAGCTAAAGAAGCAATATTTGCAAGATTAGCAGCAGATGCAGAAATAAGTACGATACATTTTCCTGTTGATTTAGATGAAGAATATTTCAAGCAACTAACAGCAGAAAAAAGAATTACTAAATATGTCAGAGGTAAACCGACAATGGCATGGAAACAAATCAGAGATAGAAACGAAGCATTGGATACAATGGTTTATAATTTTGCTGCTATTTATATTTTGAATCCAAACTTTGATGTCATTGAAACAAAAATATTGAACGAAGATTCTAAGCCAAAACCGCCACCAAGAAAACAAAGATTGCCAATAGATAGAGGTCGAGGTAACTTTGCAAATAATTGGAAATAAAAAAATGTTTTCTTAATTAGAAACAATATAAGTTATAATATCTTGCAAGTGTATCTAACAATTGTGAGGTTATTGCTTGAGCAACTTATTTGATTCTGCAAATTTTCCATCTAAAGAACCTACTGAATTACAGTTGGGGGATTTTTGGGCATGGAAAAGAATAGACCTTGCAACTGATTATCCTACAGCAGCTTACGCGTTGATTTATGAATTTAATTTAGTAGATGGTTCTACTGCAAGTAATTTTACTTTGACCGCAACAGAAGCAAATGATGAATACATTATCTCAACAACAAGTACCACTTCATACACTGCTGGTAATTACAATTGGATAGCTTACATACAAAGGTCATCTGATAATGCCAGAATAAAAATTGGTGAAGGTTTTACAGAGATACAACAAAACTATGCAACAACTACTGCATCAGTTCGTAGTCACGCGAAAGTTGTTTTAGATGCAATTGAAGCTGTTATTGAAAACAGAGCAACAATTGACCAATCATCTATGAGTATCGCAGGTCGTTCTTTATCTAGAATGTCTGTAGATGAATTGATGACGTTTAGAAATACTTATAAAGCAGAATATTTAAAAGAAGTGAAGATGACTAGAATTAAGAATGGTCATGGTTCAGGTAACACAATCAAAGTAAAATTTGGTTCACAAAAATCATTTAACCCTACAGATTTAACATAATGGCTTGGTACGACAACATAATAGGTAGAAAACCTAAAAAGAAACAAACTTTCAAAAGAAGTTATCAAGGTGCAAACACAGGTAGATTGTTTGGTGACTTTCTAACTTCATCTACATCTGCTGACCAAGAAGTAAAAGACAATATTAGATTGCTTAGAGATAGAGCAAGAGAATTAGCTAGAAACGATTCTTATATTGCAAGATATTTAAATCTTATGGTTTCTAATGTTATTGGTAAGCATGGTATAAGAATATCAGCTAAAGCAAGAAACGATGACCAATCATTAGATATAGGTGCTAATTTATTAATCGAAAGAGCATGGAAAGAATGGACACAGATAGGTAATTGCACAGCTAATGGCAGAATGTCATTTTTAGATTGTCAAAAAATATTTATTGAATCGTTAGCAAGGGATGGTGAAGTTCTTATTAGAAAAATTAAAAATCCAAACAGTCCTTTTGGCTTTCAAATACAATTTTTAGAAGCTGACCATTTAGATGAAAAGAAAAATGACAATGCAAAGAATGGCAATAGAATTAAAATGGGTGTTGAAGTTGATGCTAATGACAAGCCTGTTGCCTATCACTTATATAAAAATCATCCTTACGACAGGACTTATGTAAATCAAAACGAATACATTAGAGTACCAGCAGATGAAATTATACATGCTTACTTACCAAGTAGAGCAGAACAAACAAGAGGTGTATCTTTAATTGCAACTGCAATGAGTAATGTAAAAATGCTCAATGGTTACTTAGAAGCTGAAATAGTAGCAGCAAGAGTTGGTGCATCTAAAATGGGTTTCTTTGTCAGTCCTGATGGTGATGGCTATGTGGGTGATGATGACATGGAAGATACATTCAATCCTGTTACTAATGCTAATGCAGGTACATTTGAACAATTACCTGCTGGTATGGACTTCAAAGCCTTTGACCCAAACCATCCAACATCTGCTTTTGAATCATTTACAACATCAGTACTTAGAAGTATTGCATCAGGTTTAAACATTTCTTATCACGCTTTGTCTAATGATTTAACAAGTGTTAATTATTCTTCAATTAGACAAGGTGCATTAGAAGATAGGTCAATGTTTCAATTGCATCAACAATTTGTTATAGAACACTTTATTGACCCAATATTTAAATCATGGTTAGAAATGGCTATATCTAGTGGCTACATAAATTTACCCATTTCTAAATATGATAAATTTGCACGTTCTATAAATTACATACCAAGAAGTTTTTCTTGGATTGACCCACTAAAAGAAATGCAATCAAGTGTCTTAGGTTTACAAAATGGCACGATGACTTACTCAGATATATCTGCTGCCTATGGCAGAGATACAGAAGAGTTATTTGAACAGCATCAAAAAGAAGTTGAATTGGCTAAACAATATGGTATTGAAATAGCGTATCAACCTTTTGGTACTAAGTTACCTGTAGAACCTACCATACAAGGCGGTGATGACGATGGCGATTCCTAATGCTGGAATGAAAGCTGAAGCAAAAAAAGGTCTTGAATGGCGAGAAGAATTTGGTCGTGGTGGCACAAGAGTAGGTGCTGTTAGAGCAAGACAAATAGTTGCTGGTGAAAATTTATCCGATGATACTATCAAAAGAATGTTTAGCTTTTTTAGTAGACATGAAGTTGATAAAGAAGCTGAAGGATTTAGTGCTGGTGAAGATGGCTATCCTTCTAATGGTCGTATTGCATGGGCACTATGGGGTGGTGATGCAGGTTATTCTTGGTCTAGAAGATTAGTAGAAAAAATGAAAAAGGAAGAAGAAAATAGAGCAGTATCAGGCAAGGCTCTTGAAATGATTAAGAATAAAGTAAAAGAACATAATGAAGAAGTAGGCGATGTGAAGTCAAAAAGAACTACAGTCGGTGTACTATCAAAAGTTTACGAAAGAGGGATTGGTGCTTATAAGACTAATCCAGCTTCTGTAAGACCTTCGGTCAGTAGTCCTGAGCAATGGGCAGCAGCAAGGATAAATTCCTTTCTATATGCCTTGCGTAATGGTCGCTTTCGTTCAGGAAAGCATGACACAGATTTATTGCCTGAAGGGCATCCAATGTCATCCAAAGATAAAGAGGAAAAAAGCATGGATATTGAAAACAAAGAAGATAGACATATCCTTAATTTTTCTGAAACAGATGATTCTGTAATCATTGAATTTAAGAAAGTTGAGGATGAGTCGGAAGAAATGGATATGGAAATGGACGAAAGTTCTTACCATGACGAAGATGAAGAAGAACGTAAGGTTGATAGTTCTATGGAATATAGATTGATTGACTTATCGCGTAATTCTGGAATCGATGAAGAAAATAGGAGAGTCCGCATAGGCGTATCATCAGAAGAACCTGTTGAGAGAAGTTTTGGTATGGAAGTACTAGGACATCGTGCTGGTGAAGTAAACATGGAGTTTATTTCTAGTGGACGAGCACCATTATTGTTAGACCATGATATGACTAAACAAATTGGTGTAATCGAGGAATTTAAACTTGATGAGACAGCTAAAAGGACAATTGCTGTTGTGAGGTTCGGAAGAAGTTCACTTGCTGATGAAGTTTTTCGTGACGTAGTAGACGGTATAAGAATGAATATATCTGTTGGCTACAGAGTAGATAAATTAGAACGTACAGGCAAAGACGATGAAACTTATTATCGTGCTAGTTGGACACCTATGGAAGTATCTTCTGTAAGCGTTCCTGCTGACCAGAGTAGATTAGTTGGCGTAGGTCGTTCTAAAGATAACCAAAACATTTTACATAAAGAGGTAAAAAAAATGGAAAATGAAGTACAAGAAATAAATCTTGACGAGGTTAAATCTAATGCTGTTGTTGAAGCTAAAGCAGAGTTTAAAAGAAACTCAAAAGAGATTCTTGACTTAGCTGCAAGACACAACAAAAGAGATTTAGCTGACCAAGCTATTTCCGATGGTTTATCAGTAGAAGAATTTAGAGGAGTATTGTTAGAAAATATTTCTAATGACGAGCCTTTAGAAACTCCTTCTGAAATCGGTTTAACTGAAAAAGAAACCAAAAGATTTAGCATTTTAAGAGCCATTAATGCAATGGCTAACCCTACTGACCGCAAGGCTCAAGAAGATGCAGCATTTGAATTTGAATGTTCAAGAGCAGCAGGTGAGCTATATGGTAAAACAGCACAAGGTGTTTTATTACCACCAGAAGTTCTTGCTAATTGGGGTCAACGTGACATGAACGCATCTGATGATTCTAACCTTATTGGTCAAGACTTTAGAGCAGGTGATTTCATTGACGTATTAAGAAACTCTTCTGCTGTTATGCAGAATGCAACTATTCTTAATGGTCTATCTGGCGATGTCAAAATTCCGAAGAAAACAGCAGCTTCTACAGCAGCTTTTATTTCTTCTGAAGGCGGTGCTGCTGGTGAATCAGAAATGACTATTGGTTCAGTCACTATGAGTCCTAAAACTTTAGGTGCTTTCACTGATGTAACTAGACAATTAATGATTCAATCATCTTTAGATGTTGAAAACTTAATTAGAAATGACTTAGCTGGTTCAATGGCTATTGCAATTGATAATGCAGCTTTAGAAGGCTCTGGTTCAAGTGGTAACCCTACAGGTATTACTAACACTACAGGCGTAAACACTGTTTCTTTAAGTAGTGCTGCTGCACCAACTTTTGCTGAAATGGTTTCTATGGAATCTGCTGTAGCTGTTGATAATGCACTATTAGGTGGACTTGTATACATCGTACACCCAACTAATGCAGGTACTTTGAAAACAACTACTAAGGACAGTGGTTCCGGTCAATTTGTTTTAGCTAACAATGAGATTAACGGTTACCCTGTTGTAGTTTCTGCACAACTTACTGCTAACAATTACGTTTTCGGTAACATGCAAGACTTATTAGTAGGTATGTTCTCAGGCTTAGATATTGTTGTAGACCCTTACTCAAACAGCACTTCTGGTACTGTCAGAGTTGTGGCTTTACAAAGTCTTGATGTAAATGTCAGACACGCGGTATCTTTCTGTACAGCTAGTTAATGACACTAACAACTGAAAAAGCGGTAGGTATTTTGCCTACCGCCTTTTCTAAAAAAGGTGATGAAATGAAAAAATATTTAATACTGTCAGATACTTTAGCTGACAATAAAAAAGTTAAAGCAGGTGATGTAGTAGAACTTTCTGATGATGAAGGTGCTATTCTTGTAGGTTATAAAAAAGCTGAATTATCAACTGTCAAAGAAACAAAAAAGAAAACTGACAGAAGTGTTGGTTTAGAAAAATCTGAAACTCCTTCTCCTAAAAAAAGAAGTAAGTAATGGCAATTGAAAGTGCAGCAGATTTTAATGCTTACCTTGATTCAACAACAGGGTTTGGTGTAACTGCTGTATTCAATGAAGTACAAAATTCTTTTTGGGATACTCGTGTTGGCTTTATTGATACATGGTTTGATATTGATTCAGGAGATTCAATTAACATTGACATTATAATTGACCAAGAATATTTTGATATACAAGGAGATTCTATTGCTGTTGCTGGTTATCAACCAAGAGCCTTAGTCAAAGCAACTGATGTTCCTTACATATCGCATGACGATATTTTGACAGTCAATGCAATAACTACTAACAAAGGTTCAGTCTTGAAACCTGAAACAATATTTAAAGTAAAAAACGTACAACCTGACAACACAGGTTTTGTAGAATTAATTTTAGAGGAACAATAAATGTCAATCTATCAAATGGAAACAGAAGAAGACATGGCAGGTTACTTTGATAGTGTTGCAGGACATGGCGTATCTGCTGTTTTTACAAACAGTTCAAGTCAACAATCAACAATAAATATAATAATCAATAACGAATATTTTGAAACTGATTTTGGTACAGGCACAGAAGGCACAAAACCTGTAGCCTATTGTCGTACAGTTGATGCACCTAATGCAGTATTCGGTAACACTTTAGCTGTAAGTGCAATCAAAGATACCGATGGCAATACTATAGTTGCTGCAAAAAATTATACAATTGTAAATGTACAAGCAGATAGAACAGGTTTCAGTAGCTTTATGTTAGAGGAAATATAGTGGCAAATCATTTAAGACAACAAATAAGAGAACAGATTGGCACTACTCTTACAGGTTTAACAACAACAGGAAGTAATGTATTTCAAAGTAGGGTTTATCAATTAGAAGATAGTAATCTACCTGCTTTATTAATTTACACAAAGTCAGAAGAATCTGAACCTGTTGTGATTGGTAGTAATAGATTGTTAGAAAGAAATCTTACAGTGGCAGTAGAATGTTATGTAAAAGCAACTACCAATTTTGATGATTCAGTTGATACAATATGCAAAGAAGTAGAAGCTGCAATAGCAGCAGACACTACTATAAATGGTTTGGCAAAAGATGCTTTTCTTGAGTCAACTGAAATAGAATTTAACGCTGAAGGTGAAAAGCCTGTAGGTTTTGCAACACTCAGCTTTAATATTAACTATTATTGTCAGGAACAAAATCCTGACGTAGCGAGGTAGATATGAAATTATTTAGTCCAGATGGCAAAACTTCAATAGATGCTCATCCTTCAAAAGTTGAAAGTCTGTTAAAGAAAGGTTGGAAAGAAGAAGCAACCATTAAATCTTCTTCTAAAAAAGAGGTAAAAGAAAATGGCGGTACATAAAGGAAGCGAAGGCGTAATCAAAGTCGGTGCTAATACTGTTGCTGAAGTAAGGTCTTACTCTTTAGAAGAAAGTGCTGATGTTGTAGAAAAAACTGCAATGGGCGATTCTTCTAGAAGTTACTTATCTACACTTACACAATTTACAGCATCTGTAGACGTATTTTTTGATGAAACTGACACTGCACAAACTGCACTATCTGTAGGCTCAACTGTTACTTTAGAAGTTTACCCTGAAGGTACTTCAACAGGTGATACTTACTATAATGGTTCTGCAATTGTAACTGGCTTTACTAGGTCAGCAGCTTTTGACGGATTAGTTGAGGCTAGTGTTACTTTACAAGGTTCAGGTGGCTTAACAACTTCAACAGCGTAATATGAAACTGATTGATAAAGCAAAAGCACATTTTGATTCTTTAGAAATTAAAGAAATTAAAATACCAGAATGGACTGATGATGGCGAAGAAACACTTACAATTTACACTAAGCCATTGACACTTGCAGAAATGTCTAAGTTGCAAAAATATGCAATGGATGATGATGTTGCGTTAATGGCTTATTGTTTGATTTATAAAGCGTTAGATTCAGAGGGCAATAAAGTATTTGATGTTGGTGATAAAAATACTTTAATGAATCGTGTAGACAAAGATGTTTTGACAAGAGTTGCAACAGAAATAATGTCTACACCTACTGTTGAGGAACAAATAAAAAAGTAAAAACAGATAAAGATTTTCAAGCTAGATATTATTTAGCAGAACTGTTAGGTATGACAGTCAAAGAATTAGAAGAAAATATGTCTTTATCTGAATTCACAGGTTGGATGGCTTACTTAGAAGAAAAAAACAGGCAAATGAATAATGGCAGAAACTAAATATAATGTTGTACTCAAAGCAAAAGATAAAACTGCTAGAGAGTTTCAAAAGTTAAATAGAAATATTGACAATACGCAAAAAGCTATGAAAAAAATAGCTGGTGCGTTTGCTGGTGCTTTTGCTGTAAGACAATTAGTTCAATTTGGTAATGAAGCATTAGCAACTGCGGATGCTATAGGTAAAGTTGCAGACTCAGCAGGTGTTAGTGCAGAGTTTTTACAAAAATATCAATTTGCTGCACAGCAATCAGGATTGACTACAGAAGAGTTTAATAAAGGCTTACAAAACTTTACAAAGATGGTAGGTCAGGCACAGTTACGTACAAGTGAAGCAGGCAGAAGTTTAGAAAAATTGGGCGTACAAACTAAAAATGCTGATGGTTCAATTAGAGGTACAGAAGAGGTTTTTGTAGATTTATTTGGTGCTTTAGATAATGTTGGTAGTCAATTTCAAAAAAATGCAATCTTAGCTGACCTTATGGGTAGAGCAGGTGTAAAACTTGCTGTTATGGGTAAAGATGGTGCAGAATCAATGAAGGCACTAGCAGAGTCTGCTACAGGTGTTATTGATGATGAAACAATAGATAAAGCAGAAAGATTTAATGACACAATGAATAGACTTAAAAGACAAGTTCTTGAGCCTTTACAAACAGGTTTTATTAAACTTGCGGATAGTGTTTTACGTTTTGGTGAAGCAATGGGACTTTTAGAGCCTGTTGAGGGTTCTCTACTAATGAATAAAAAAGAATTAGTAAAGTTGTTAGAAAAAGAAACAAAAATGCAAGAAAATTTAACAAAATTATTTAAATCTAAAAATGCACCACAACAACTTGAAAAAGTACAACAAGAAATAATTTTGTTAAAAGAAAAAATACGCTTACAAGAAGAAGAAGCTAAAAAAAGAAAAGCTAATCAAGCTAATATTTTACTAGAATCTGAAAAAATAATGGAACAAGTCAAAGTTTTTGAAACTTTTCAAAATACAGTTGAAGGCAAACTGACAACTGCTTTTTCTAACTTTTTTGATTTTACAAAAAAAGAATTTTTAGATTTTGGTAATCTTTCTAAAAGAATTTTATCAGAAGTTATAAATGAACTTATTAAAACATTTTTAGTAAAAAGATTAGTATCTACAATTATGGGTGGAATAGGTTCAATTGGTGCAGGTGGGGGTGGTATTTCTTCAACTGCTGGCACAACAATAACGGCTGTAGGCATGGAAGGCGGTGGTTTCACAGGTTATGGCTCAAGGACAGGCGGGGTAGATGGCAGAGGTGGTTTTCCTGCAATATTGCATCCTAATGAAACTGTTATAGACCATACAAAAGGACAAGGTATGGGTGCAACTGTAAACTTTAATATCACTACAGTCGATGCTGCAAGTTTTGACGCTTTATTAGCATCAAGAAAAGGTTTGATTACTTCTATAATTAATAATGCTATGAATACAAAAGGCAAGATGGGTGTAGTGTAATGTCAGGTTCTTTTCCTACAAGTCCAAAATTTAGAACTCTTAATTTTCAAGACAATAGACCTGTCTTAGTAAATCAAACTTTATCTGGTAAAAAAACAGCAAGACAAATAGGTGGTCAATTTTTTTCTTTTACTGTAGCTATGCCACCAATGACACAAGCAGAAGCACAAAGTATTTTTGCTTTTTTACAAAAACAAAAAGGTGGCTTTGAAAACTTTACAATACAATATCCTACAGACAATTTAGGCTCTAATAGAACACAAACAGATATATTGGTTGCAGGTGCACATAGTGCATCGGATGCTTCAATAACCTTAGATGGTTTTGATGCAAATACCGCAGGTGTTCTTAAAGCAGGTGACCTAATAAAATTTGCAAATCATTCTAAAGTTTATATGGTGCAAAGCGATATTGATTCAGATAGTTCTGGTGATTGTACTGTTTTAATCTCACCTAGTTTAGTTACGACATTAGCGGATAATGAAGCGGTTACAGTTAATAAACCTTCATTGACTGTTTATCTTTCTAGCAACGAGATTATGTTTACTACAGATACATCAGGTTTGTACAACATTAGTTTTGAAGTTAGAGAGGTAGTCACCTAATGCCTAGAACATTATCTACCGCACTACAAACAGAAGTTGCTAATGAATCTACCAAGATTGCATTTTTAGTAAAATTAAATTTATCTACTGTCTACAGACTTACTGATTTCTATACTGATGTAACTTACAACTCAGAAAATTATGAAGCAGGTGGTTCTTTTTTAAGAGTAGACAGTGTTCAAGAAACAGGTGATTTAGAGGTAAATGAGTTAAATGTATCTTTTTCAAATGTAAGTGCTGAAGTAAGAACTTTAGTACAAAGTGGTGCATTTACAGATAAAGAAGTAGAAATATATATTGGTTACTTCAATACATCCGATGCTTTGGTAGGTGCGATAAATTATTTTACAGGTTTAATAAGAAGTGTATCTATACAAGAAAATACAGAAAGCAGCGTTTTATCATTAATTGTAGCTTCACAATGGGCAAATTGGTCATTAAAGAAAGGCAGATATTATACAAGTGAATCACAACAAGAATATGCTAGTGGTGACTTAGGATTGGAATATGCTACAGAAGTAAAAAAAGACATTGCATGGGGTAAAAACTAATGTCTTTTTTTGACAAATTATTAGACATTGGTGCTATAGCAGCAGGTATAGCAGTAATAGCTACAAGTGGTGCTTTACCTGCCTTGATTGCAGCTGCTGTCTTAACAGCAGCTTCTGGTGTTAATAATTATCTAAACGCTAAAGAACTAGCAAAAAATTTACAATCTAAAACAGAAGGTATACTTGCAAATAAAATGACAGCAGGTGGGAAGATACCTGTCATCTATGGTGCAAGAAGAGTTGGTGCGCAAATCGTATATATGGACACTGCTGCAAATCAAAACAAAGATTTGTTTGTTGTTTATGCTTTAGGTGTTGGTGAAATAGAAAGTATAAATCAAAACAGCATTATGATTGATGGTACATTGATTACCGATTCAACAAGATTTAAAGATGGCTATTATATTGGCTCAGATAAAATAAATTCTGGTGCAGGTAGTTTAAATACCGCAAACAATACAGGTAATATTACAACTGTATCAGGTAATGGTTCTGACCCTACAGATGTATATAGAATGGTATTTAACTTACATCATGGTGCAGCTACACAGACTGCTGACCCAATGTTGATTGCATCTACAAGTGGTAAATGGACAAGCAATCATAAATTAAATGGTATTGCTTATATTGCAGCTAAGTATCGTTACGATACAGGTGGCATGTTTAGACAAGTACCAACACTCACAGTAGAAGTACAAGGTAAAAAAGTTTTTGACCCTAGAGATACATCACAAACATTTGGCAATATATCTACTTATAAGTGGTCAAATAATCCTGCCTTAACATTTTTGGATTACATAACCAATGATGAATATGGTAAAGGCTTACCTATAGCTAAAATAAATACTTCTACATTTTCTAGTGCAGCTAACACTGCTGATGCAACAAACAACAATGCTGACTTTAATGGTAATGAAGCTGCTGTTGCATGGTCAGGTTCGTCAGGATTTTCTACAGCTTTTATAGATAATTTTTCTGATTGGAAAAAATTTAAAGTAGGCGAAAAAATTACTCTTAAAGATAATGGTGGCAATGTAATAGTTAACAACAGAATTATTATAGAAGTTTACAAATATAGATTTGCATTTTCATCAGCAAATAAATATGTAGTGGTTTGGGATTTACAACATCCTTTAACACAAGATTATGATATTGATGGTTCAGTCAATAATGCTTTATCTACATCACCAAGATTTCACTGTAATGGTGTCATAGACCCTGACCAAAATATAATTGAAAATGCTAGAGAATTACTTGCCAATATGCGAGGTATTTTTAATTATATTGATGGCAAGTATGAGTTAGAAATAGAAGATGTTGGTTCTTCTACATTTAGCATTAATGACAGTCACATCATAGGTGACAGCGGTATTTCAGTCAGCTATGGAAATAAAGATGCAAAAGCTAACAAAGTTGTTATTGAATATGTGAATGGACAAAATAATTTTGAACCAGATACAGCAACAGTTTTACATGATGCAAGTCCAAATCACACATCTGATGATGGTGGTGAAGAATTAGAAATAACTGCACAATTTCCACATATTACAAGTCCTTACATTGCTTACAATATGGGTAAAGCAATTTTAACAAGAAGCAGAAATCAAACATCGGTAACTTTTACAGGTACACCAGAAATATATAAGTTAAATATCGGTGACATAGTAGATGTTACTTATGCTGGTTTAGGCTTTAGTGGCAAAGTATTTAGAGTACAAACTTTAGAATTACAAGCAAATGGTTTTGTAAATGTAACTTTACTTGAATACTTTGACGTTTATTCTTGGACTGTACCACCACAACAAGGAGTAAATGATGTTGTCAATACGCCAGATAAATTCGCAGTAAAAGCACCAAGCAATTTAGCTTTTACTGATACTAATTCTTCTGGCACAGGTAGACCTTTTATATCTTGGGATGTGCCTACAGATTTTGCTTATTATCAATACAGAATAAATATTGTTGATAGTTCAAGCAATCAAGTTATTAATAGAATAGTAGATAAGCACTTTACTGATTTAAATTTTTTACCAATTGGTACAAATTATGTAGCTAGTGTATCTGCACTAAATAGTATGGGAACAGAATCTGCACCTGCTACTTTAACTTTTTCCATTGGTGATAAACCAATCAAAACAAATGATTTGCAAGATGGCACTGTAACTACAGTAACTATTGCTGATTCAACAGGTACAGGGGATGGTATTACATCATCTAAACTAGCAGATGATGCAGTCACAGAAATAAAAATTGCTGCTGATGCAGTAACTGCTGCAAAAATACAAGCTAACACAATAACTGCTAGTGAAATTGCTACAGCGACAATAACTGCTTCTTCAGGCATTATAGCTGATGCAGCTATAACCACAGCAAAAATTGACGATGCAGCTATTGTTGATGCAAAAGTTGCCAATTTAAGTGCTGCCAAACTTACAACAGGTAATTTGAGCGTAGACAGAATACAAAGCGGCTCTTTAGTAATTTTTGACAAAGCAACAGGTAATAGTTTAGGTGCAGTAGGTTCTGACATTTCAACATCAGTAGGTAATTCAAGTTCTGCAATGACAGGCGTTGCCTATGGCGTAAGTTTTAATCAAAGTTTAATGTTTGATGCAACTTTTGGTGCGGCAGCACCATTTCATAGAGATGGAACTAATACATACAACAGTGCATCGTTGCCTAATACTTTGACTGAACTTGCATCTGTAACAGTATTAGTACCTACTTCTGGTATTGTCTTAAACGCAAGAATGACTTCAAGATATTTCGGTGCAGATGGTAACCATGCTTCTTGTGCAATAGTAGGTGGTGTTGCAGAACACACTGCTGCAAATAATGCACCTGCTGTAACTGATTCTTCTTATGGACAATTTTTCAATCATTACAAGCAAGTAAATACCAGAGGTGTTGCTGTAGCAAATAAAAGCCTATCTTTTGCAAAAAGCACTACATCAGGTAAATACTACACTTTCAAAGTTTTTTGTTTCATGCACGATGTTTTTGTTTATGGTACAAGCAATGCTGGTGGTAGTGCAGAAGCTGACATTTTAATAGTGGCATTATTTAAATAATTATGGAAATTTTGATTATATACAATCCAGATGGGGAAATAATAACAAGTAATGTTGTTGATGAAACAACGAAAGAAGTTTTACAAAATGAAGCATCCACTAATGGTAACTTCACTTTAGTACATGATATAAGTCCAAGACCTTTTGACAAAGTAATAGATGGTAAAGTAGTTAATGTACCACCTGCAATACCAACACGTTCTACTCTTGACATGTTGAGAGAAGAAAGAGATAGGCTTTTGTTTGAATCTGATTGGACACATATAACAGACAGTATGTTGTCTGATACCAAAAAAGCACAATGGGCAACTTACCGACAACAGCTTAGAGATTTACCTAGTAGTTATACAGATGATGATGACTTAAATTCAATCGTATTTCCGACTAAACCAGATTAAAAATATAATATAATACGCTATGGCTACCCACGATTACGTTCTTGACAATCAATCAGGTGCAAATTTTAGAGCAGATTTAAACAATGCCTTACAAGCAATTGTATCAAATAATTCATCTGCTTCTGAACCTGCAACTATGTATGCCTATCAGATTTGGGTAGATACTTCTAATAATTTATTAAAAATAAGAAACTCAGCTAACAATGGTTGGGTTACATTGCCAATATCTATAACAGCAGATAATACTGTTGATATAAATGGTGGTACTGTAAATGGTGTTACAAGTTTTAGTTTCAGTAGTGGTCAAACAGTAACCACTATATTAGACGAAGATAATTTAGGCTCAGATTCAAATACAGCATTAGCCACTCAACAATCCATTAAGGCATACGTTGATTCGCAAGTAACTGCACAAGACCTAGATTTAACAGATGGCAGCAGTTCTATAAGTATAGACCTAGATAGCGAATCTTTGGGATTATTGGGTGGCACTGGAATTACATCAACTGCATCAGGTAATAATGTAACTCTTGCTATTGATGGTACAGTTACAACTCTTACAGGAACACAAACACTAACAAACAAAACTATAGATGCAGATAGCAACACTGTATCTAATTTAGAAGTAGATAATTTAAAATCAGGTGTATTAGATACTGACCTTAGTTCTGTATCTGGTAGTGATGATACTTTAGCTTCTGCCAAAGCTATAAAAACTTATGTAGACACACAAATAACAGCAGAAGATTTAGATGTATCAGATGGTTCAACTGCTATAGCAATTGATTTAGATTCAGAAACTTTATCTTTATTAGGTGGTACAGGTGTAAGTTCTACAGCATCAGGTAATGGTGTTACCTTTGCTATTGGGCAAAGTGTCGGTACTTCTGATGATGTAGTTTTTAATCAAGTTACTGCTGCATTAGTTGGTAATTCATCTACTGCTACAGCTTTACAAACAGCAAGAACAATTAATGGCACTTCTTTTGATGGCACAAGCAATATAAGTTTTGATACTGATTCTGTAAGCGAAGGCAGTTCAAATTTATATTTTACTAATGCTAGAGCAAGAGCAGCTATATCAGAAAATTCTACACAGTTATCTTATAATTCTTCTACAGGTGTAATGACATTTACACAAGGTGATACTGATACAGTATCTGAAGGTTCTTCAAATTTATACTATACAGATGCGAGAGCTAATTCTGCTATTGATGCCAGAGTTACACAATCTTTTGTAAATGCTTTAAACGTCAATGCAGCTTCTGTAGACGATGATTCAGTAGCACTAGGTACAAAAACTACAGGTAATTATATAGCAACCATTGCAGGTACAAGTAATGAAATAGAGGTATCTGGTTCAGGTTCTGAAACTGCTGCTGTTACTATTGGTTTACCAGACAACGTGACTATTGCAGGTAACCTTACTGTCAATGGCTCTACCACAACTGTCAACACTGCAACTTTATCTGTTGAAGACCCTCTCATAAAATTAGCTAATAATAATTCTGGTGCTGATTCTGTAGATATAGGTTTTTATGGTTTATACGATACATCAGGTTCACAAGACTTATATGCAGGTTTATTTAGGGATGCAAACGATAGTGGCAAATTTAAACTATTTAAAGATTTACAAGCTGAACCTACTACAACTGTTAATGTTAGTGGCACAGGTTATTCTGTTGGTACTTTAGTTGCTAATCTTGAAGGCAATGTTACAGGTAATGTCACAGGCAATTTGACAGGTGATGTTACAGGTAATGTCACAGGAAATGTAACAGGTTCTGCTGATACTTTAACTACTGCAAGAGCAATAGCATTGTCAGGTGATGTAGTTGGAACTGCAAACTTTGATGGTTCTGCTGGTATAACTATATCAACTACAATACAAGCAAATTCAATTGCATTAGGCACTGATACAACAGGCAACTATATAGCCACTATAGCTGGTACAAGCAATGAAATTGAAGTATCAGGCAGTGGTTCAGAAACCGCAGCAGTAACAATAGGTTTGCCTAGTGACACAGAAATAACAACATCTTTAGGTGTAGGCGGTGGTTCTACTAATGGCGTTGTAATATCACAAGGTGCTATTGCAATCAAAAATGGCGGTACACAATCTAATATAGATTTTTATTGTGAAGTATCTAATGCACACTATGCAAGATTACAAGCACCAGCACATTCAGCATTTAGTGGTAATGTAACTTTAACTTTACCGACAAGTACAGGTAATTTGATTGGTACAGGTGATTCAGGAACAGTAACAAATACAATGTTAGCTGGTTCTATTGCTAATTCTAAACTAGCAAACAGCACTGTATCTTTTGGTGGAGTTTCATTAGCATTGGGTGCTTCAGATGCAACACCTGCATTTGATTTA